CGGCGCCGACGCCCAACAACGCGGGGCCGATGGCTTTGCCGTGCTCGGCGACGTGGCCGATGGCCTGGTCGACACCGTTCAACGCGTCACCCAACGGGCCGAGGACGCCGGTCTGGTTGAACGCTCCCAACGCCCCCGTGAACGCCCCCCGGATGCGGGTGGCGGCCCCTTCGCCGTGGGCGGCGGTGTCGCCCATGCTTTTGGCGAAGTTGGACAGGTCGCCGATGACCCGTACCGCGATCGACGGGCCGGCCATGTCAGCGGGCCCGGTTCGCTCGAGCGACGGCCTCCGCTTCGCGGTTCAACAGGCGGACCATGGCAGCGAAGTCCTCGTCGTCTACGTCGTCGGGCCAGAGCCCGTAGACGCGGCGGAAGACGGCACGGGCGTCTGCCCGTTCCGTTCGGTAGGGTCCACCGTTTCGATTTCGACCTCCACGTCGTAGGACGCCAGCCACAGCGCGGTCACGTCGTAGCCGGGCCGGTCCCGCAACAGGGCCCGGAAGGCGATGACCCGCATCGGTTGGCGTTGGACGAGCTCGCCGAACGGTTCCGTCTCGGCCCGTTCGACGGTGTCGATGACCCGCTGGGTCGGCATCCGCGACGCGAACGCCTGGGTCACGACGACGACGGTCGGCAACCCTTCGGCGGGCTCGAGGTCGGGGGTGTCAGTCATGGATCGAGTCGCCGGCCGGGGACGTGTTCGTCCACCCGAACGAGTCCAGCGTGCGGGTGAGGGCGTCGGCGTAGGTCTGGGCCGCTCGAGGGGCGAGCTGCAGCGCGGCGGGGAACAGGTACCGGCCCCTCGGGTCGTAGGGCCGTGCCGTTTCGTGGGGTGCCCGGCGGCGGCCGCCGAACTCCACCCACCCCGCGTACCGCAGCGAGCTGCGGCCGACGCGGACCGCGGCCCCCGACCGGGAGGCGGTGACCCTTACGTCGCCGGCGAGGCGGCCGGTGTCCTGGGGGAAGGCGGCTTTGGCGGCGGCGCCGATCGGTTCGACCGCCTGGCGGCCCGCTTGCGCGAACGCCCGGTTGATGTCGCCCTGGTCGGCGCACAACCGGGTGAGGTCGCGTTGCAACGCCCGCAGGCCGATGACCCCGACCTGGGGGGCGGCGGCCATCAGGGCCCGACCCGTTGGCGGAGGTGAACGACCCACACGTTGGCGACGAGGGCGACCCCGAACGGTTCCCAATCGGCGGGGAGGACGGTTTCGTTTTCGGCGGCGGGATCGATGGGACCCAACTCGAGGGCGCGGACCCGCCACGTGACCGGTTCGGCCATCAGGCTTTACCTGCCACCCACGCCGAGCTCGACCAGTGAGCGGCGAGCAGGTCGGCGGTGATCACGTACTGGCCGGTCGCCCACGCCGTCGCCGGTGACGCGGTGATCCCGGTGAGGGCGGCGAGGTTGGCGGGCACCGACGCCCCCGACGGCGTGTAGTAGCCGGGGGCGCCGGTCGTGGCGCCGGTGGCAGTCACGGCCCCGAAATCGGTGGCATACGGGCCGGTCATGTTCCAATCGATCACGACCTCGGACGCGGTGCCGGCGTCGCCGCCCATCGGCATGAACGGCTGCGGGATCACCATCCCCGAGAACGTCGGGTTCGTCGTCGACGCCACGTTGGTGGCGTTGGGGCGGGCTTTCCAGTTCACCGCCGCCCCCGTCGCCTGATAGTTGGCCACCGCGGTGTTCAACGTCTGGAACACCGACCCGGTGGTGTAGTCCTGGTGGAACGTGACCCGCAGGTGGTATTTCGTGACCCCGGGGTAGTCGATCTCGCCGCACATGGTGGTGACGGTGACCAGTTTGTTCTCCGGGAACGGGGCCTCGAGATGTTTCACGGTGCACCGCAGGTTGACACCGCCCAACTCGAAATAGGCGTTGTTGAGGATCAGCGGGTTGACGGGCGGCGAGATCGGGTCGCCGGCCGCGAACGGTTCGACGGCGGGCGGGTCTTTCACGGCGTTGGGCACGAGGCCCCCTTTCACATTTGGATGGCGACGACGAGCTCGACGTACAGCAACTGGATGCCGCCGGCGCCGGTGAAGTTCCGCCACCCGTTCTCCCCCGTCGGCCACGCCGTGCTGACGGTGCCTTTGAGGGTGGAATCACCGAGGATCACGGTGCGGACGGTGTCGCGGAGGTCGTCGATGTCGTCGTCCTGTTCGGCGCCGCCGATGACGATCAGGTGGAGGTCGACGGTGTCGATCCCGAACGCGGCGGTCGCGTACTGGGCGCCGGCCGCGACCCGGCCGACGACGACGCACATCGGGTTGACGATCTCCGGCATCCGATGGTGCACGTACACGCTGTTCCCGGCGCCGGCCTGGATCATCGACGTCAGCGCGGCCGCGACGGGCCGCCGTTTCCACGTCACGAGAACACCACGGCCAGGTAGGCGGCCAGCATCGTTTCGATGTCGGGGTCTTTGGGGCCGACCCGGACGACGCCCATGTCCCCCCACCCGATGGTGCCGTCCACCGAGTCGCGGCGCCGGTAGAGGCGGGCCGCTTCCATGATCGTGGCGGTGAACAACGGGTCGGGCAGAAACCCCGGCGTGCCGGGGATCGTGTACGTGACCCCGCACCGGCTGGTGATCCAGGCGATGGCGGCGGCGAGCTGTTCGGTGACCACCGTGTCGTCGGTGGTGTCGGTGCCGAGACGCAGATAGTCCTTGACGTTCTGGATCGTCGGCCACGCCGTCGCCATCGCCCGGTGCCTACTTCTTCGACCGGGTTTCGGTCGCTGGTGCCTCTTCGGCGGCCGCCTCGTCGTCGGCGATCTCGGCGGGGGCGGGAATGGTGACGCCGGCGTCGATCTTGATGATCCCGGACGGGTACCGGCCGAACACGGGGGCGGCGTACCCCCACACCCCGAGCCGGATCGACTGCGGGCCCAGGACTTCCTCGTACCGGAAGTTGAACGTCGACGACTCGAGGAGGAGGGCGTCGTCGGCTTTCAGGACGTACAGGTGGTTGTCGACCCCCGCCCACGACGGGATGACGTTCAACCCCACAACTTCGCCGGCGATATGGCCGTACTGGGTGGCTTCACCGAGGCCGTAGGCGTTCATGGGGCCGTGGTAGCCGGTGGTGACGAGGGGGCGGCCCTGCTGGTCTTTCTGTTTAGCGATGAACGCCCACGCCCCCGTCGAGCAGAACACCACCCGCGGTGGCGCCTTGCGTCGTTTGATCACCGACGCGCCGGCGTCGATGAACGCGTCGGGCAGGTTCGTGTACACCGGCGCGGTACCGGGATAGGTGATCGTCGCCGCCGGCGCCACGGCCTCGAGGGCGGTCACGACCGCGGTTTCGATGGCCTCGTTGTAGGCGCCCATGCAGTCGGCGAACACGATCCCGTCGATGGCGGGGTTGGAGCCGTCGACGAGCTGGCGGGACACGTCAACCTTGCCGGTGTAGGTGACGGGGTTGGTGGTGATGATCGTGGTGTTGAACGACCCGTCCGACGGGACGGTGTTCTCCGGCGACTGCGCCCCGATCACCGCGCCCGGGGTCGTCTGTTTGCCGATGTTGACGGGGTTGGCGTCGGTGATCCCGACCCGGCGGAGCGTGTCGGCCCACGGGCGGGCACCGTGAGCGATGATGGCGAACTCCTCGAACAGCCACTGCGGCGGGATCACACCGGTACCGGTGGTGGTGGTCGCCGCCGCCCGCATGTGCAGACCGTGGCGTTCGAGCCGGGTGCGGGCTTCGGGGTCACCGTCGAGTTGGGCGTGCAACAGGTCGGCGAAGAACGACCGCCGCTCGAGGCTGGCGTCGGGCCGGCGGTAGACCTCCGCTTCGGACCGGACCTGCACGACCGGGAGGCGGTCGGATCCGGGGACGTCGGGGGCGTCGGCCATGGCGACGACGGCGGCCATGCGGCGGTCGTCGGTGGCGCGGAGCTCGACGAGACGTTCGCCGAGCGGGCCCATCTCGGACCGCAACCCGTCGAGGAGTGACGCCTCGTTGTCGTCGGGGTCGCGGTTCTCGTCCGCGCACCGGTTCAGGATCGTTTCGTACTGTTCGACCAGACCGCGGTAGTCGACCGCGAGCTTGTCCATGAGACGGTTCGGCATTTCCCCTCCACACAGTCGGGGTGCGTCGGGGCGTGCGCGACGCAGGATGTCTTACCCTGCGGCCGGTTCGCCTCCCAGACGGTTCACACCAGCTGCGTGCGGTTCGCCTACTGCAGTGCGGTTCAGTCGCCGATCGCCGGGAAGGCTACCGCCTAACCGGAGCCGAGGTAGGCGATCCCCATGTGGCACAGGTCGAGGCCGGTGCCGCCGGCGATGGTGCCGCCGGACAACGCGCACGACAGTTGGATGAAGAACACGTCTCCGGCGTTGGCGAAATAGGTGTCGGCGAACCCGACAGCGGCGGTCGGTTCCGCCGGGGTGGCGAGCCCGTTGGTGGCCAGATACCCGATGCGGGTGGCGGACAGCTGCAAGTTCATGCTCAACGTGAACGGCGGCGCCGACGCCGTGGCGGCCACGTTCAGGTTGAACCCGTACCAGCCGCCGATGGGAACGGAGAAGTTGCCGGCGCCGGTCCAGATGCCGTAGTCGTTCTTGACGGCGGTGTCCCAGATGAGTTTTTGGAGCGACGCGGTCGGGGTCCACGCCGCCGACCGGTAGACGCGACAGTGGAGGACGTCGCGGGCTCGGCGGTACACGCCGCCGTTGACGCCGTTCTTGGCGATCCAGATGTCGCCGTTCACGTCGGTGAACGACTGCACGGTGGTACCGGTCGTTTCCGGGGGCGGCAACGTGATCGCACCGCCACCACCGCCGGAACCGGGCGGCCCTTGCGGTCCCGCCGGGCCGGTGGGTCCCGCCGGGCCGGTGGCGCCGCCCGGCCCGCTGGGGCCTTGCGGTCCCGTAGGTCCAGCGGGGCCGGTGGGACCGCCGGGTCCTGCCGGACCGGCGGGTCCCGGCGGTCCGGCAGGGCCTGGTATCCCAGTTTGGACGTCGACGGTTGGCGGCGGCGGGCCGGTGGTGGCGTCGACGACCGTCCCGCCGCCGACGGTCACGTCGATGTGGGTCATGGCTGGGTGATGTCGGCGGTGACTTTGACGGGGCCGGCGACGACCGTGGTCACGGTCCCGTCGGCGCCGGTGATCTGCAAATCCCACCCACCCGACGGGGTCACCGCCGCGGCGGCCGGCGGCAAGGCCACGTCGACAGTGTTCGGCAACGTCACCGTGCACACCAGGTTCACGATGTTCGTGCTGTCGGGCCGGTCGCGTATCTGGGCGGCCGCTTTGGCGCCGGTCAGATCGAACGGCTGGGTTTTGGCGGGATCGGCCCACAACACGAACCGCCAACCGGCACTGTCACCCCGGTACACGGCCAGCGGGTAGACGGCGGCGGTCACAGCCGGGCCAGGATCCCCTGGGCTCGCAACAGGTCCCCGCGATACGAATCCAACCGGTGCACGGCGGGGACGGAGCGGACGGCGGTGACCTGCGCCGTCTCGTACACCGGTTCGTGGGTCAACACGATGTGATCCAAATGGGCGGCGTGACGTTCGGTGACCCCGTCGGCCGCTTTACGGGTGCCGGTCGGCTTGAACCCGATCGACAGGCCCGTCACTTCCCCGGACCGGACGAGCTCGAGCGCGTCGTTGGCGCGGGTGGTGTTGTACAGCGGCCATTCGCCGTGTAACCCGTCGGGCCGGTCGACGAGCATGCTGGTGCGCCCGATCGGTTGTTGGCCGTCCAACCGGGACGTGTGCGACTCGTACAGCTTGACTCGCTGCCACTGGTCGGCGCCGGCGGTCAACTGCCGGTTGAACGCGCCGGGCACGAACCGTTCGAGCCCGCCGCCGGGCAGGTCGACGGCTTGGCCGTAGGGGACGGCCCGCCCGATCAGGGTGCGGCCGTCACCGTCGGCCCGCAAGTGCATGACCACGTCCCACGATCGGATCTCGACTCCGTTCGCCGGCGGCGTCGAGCGGCCCGACCCGGCGGCGCCTTCGTAGCCGGCGTTCGGCCCGGAGCCGATGTCGGCGTGAGCGGCGGCCAGTTTCTTCGCTTTCGCCATCGCCGCCGCCCGCGCCGACGCCGGTATCGACGTGGCCTGGGGGATGCGGGCCAGGGCGTTGCGGATGTGGGCGGCGTCGGGTTTCCCGTTGGCGTCCTTGACCGGGAAGTGGCGGGTCCCGTCCGCCTCCACGTACAGGAACGCACTATCGGGCAGGGCGTTGACGTACGCCGCCGTCCACACGTCCCGGTACTCCATGCCCATCTGCTCGTTGGCGGCCAGAAAACCGGTCATGTTGGTGCTCCTTGCGGGTTGCCGGCACCTTGGGTGCCGCCCGACGGACCCATGGCGTCGTTGCCGGTGTCGGGCCCGTCGGCCACGGCCGGTACGGCGGGGGTGAGCTCGGCGGCCGGCTGGTCGGCGGTGTCGTCGGCCTGCAGGCCGGGCGGCAACTGGGCTTCGAGCTCGGCTTCGACGATGGCCATGGGGTCGAGGTTCTCGCGGGCCCGGATCTCGTCGGGCAGCATCCACTGGCTGGTGGGGCCGGGGCCGCCGAGCGCGAGCTGGTAGGCCTGGTACTGGCTGAGGGTGTCGGTCCGCAACGAGGCGGACAAGTCCCAGATGACCCGCTGGCCCCTGGGTACCAGCACGATGGACGCGGACTGCTCGAGCAGGTTCGTCCACGGCGCCACCGCGTCGTTGCGGGCCTGGACTTCTTCCATCTCGGCGTTCTTGTACGTCCCCCCGCCGACACTGGCGCCGAGCTTGGAGGGCGGCACCCCCCACAGCAGGGCGAGCTGGATGAGGTCGAACGCCCGCGACTCGATCATCTGCGAATCCACCGGCCGGAACGCCACGGGCGTGAAATCGGTGAGCTCGTTCAACACCGCCACGCTGGGAGCACCCGAGAACTTCGAGATCCACGCGCTCTTGGCGTCGTCGGCCTGGGCTTGGGTGACCTCGGGACGGTGCACTTTCAGGATCCCGGCCGGCATCCCCGAGTTGTTGAAATACCCGGCGGCATACGACTGCAACGCCAACGCGGTGGCGATGGCGTCACCGTTGACGTCGAGCACGCCCCGCCCCAGCGGCCACCCCGCCCGCCCCAAATGGCTTTTGACGTGCCAGATCTCGGACGGGTCGAACATTTGGCCGGCCACGTACCAGGCGTCGATCGTGGGAGCCATCGGGTTCCCCGTGAAACGGACCGCCGCCAACGTCGGATGGATCGGTTTCAACGTGACCGGATACCCGTACCGGTCGGTCGACGTGATGATGCAGATGGCGTTGCCGTACAACGCCAGGCTTTCGGTGCAGCCCGCCCAGAACGCCATAGGCGTCTGATTCGGGTCCGGTTGCCGGATCACCGCCGGTTGGGGGTCGACGGCGTCTGTGCCCCGATACACGGTGACTGGGAGCATTCCTACCGTCCCGGCCACGTAGGCGCACCCCCGCCAGAACGCCGGCACGCTGAGCGCCGACGTTTCGGTCGGCGGGGTCAACACTTGCGTGTACGACGGGAACTGCTGCTCCGGGCCGGCCATGAACTGCGTCGGCCCGTACGCGGCCGGTGACCGGCTCGAGGGGGCGACGTTGGGCGACGACCGGGCCAGCACCGCCCCCAACCCCACTACGACTGATCCAGTTCCGCGATGGTCCCGACCGCCACGAGGCCGACACCGGCGGCCACCAGCCCGGCCCACACCGCCAGGACCCCGAACCCGACCGCGACCATGACCACACCGCTAACTTGCGCGAGCACCGGCCACCAGTGTCGCACCGGACTAGCCCGGTTCATAGGACCTGTACCGTCCCGCTGCCCGATTTCACTAGCCCGTGGGACGCCAACGTGACCGCCACCAAGGGGGAGATGTCGGCGCCGTGTTTGCGGGCCCACGCCCACGCATCCCCCAGGCTGCGTTTGCGGGCCGCGGCCACCGCCATGTTCAACACCGGCTGGTCGAGGTGGGCGACCTGACGGTCGATGACGGCGTCGTAGATCTGCCCGCACGCCTGCCCGTATTCGCGGGCGTTGACCGTGTCGGTCGGCACCCCGGCGGCGGCGAGATCGACGAGCAACGAACCGGCCGGGCTGGCAGGGTCGACCATCACCGGGAGCGGCGCCCACCGCCGCACCAGGCCCGCCAATCGTTCGGCGACCCATTCGGTGCCGGGACGATGGTCGACCACCTCGACATGGCGGCGGCGGTCGTGGCGCCAGCCCGCCACCGCGATGGTGGCGGCGGACCGGTCGGGAGTGACGTCCACCGCGAAACACGCCAACCCCCCGAGCTGCGAGGCGGGTTCGCGGCACGCCTGCCACGACAGGCCGTCGATCACCGGACTGCCGCCCGCGGTCCTGCGGTTCAGGTAAGCGCGGGCGAACTCGTCGGCCGGCATCGAATCATGATCGGTGGCGATCACGTCTTCGGTGACGGTGTGCCCCAACGCCGGCATGCACCCCCACCACGTCGCCGGGTCGTCGGGGTCGTCGTCGTCGCCCGCCGACCATTCGAAATACGCCACCCCCGCCGTCTCCCCCGCCTCGACCCGGGCGCGGCCGTCGTCGACCCGGTCATGCAGAAACAACGACTCGTCGGTGCCCATCGTCGACACCACCCACAACTGCGCTCCCGGGCGGGTCATCATCGCCGGCCGGAACGCCTGCACCAGCCGCTCGTCGACCTGGGCGAACGCCTCGTCGATGATCCCCAGATCCAACGTCTGCCCGTGACCCGACGACTCACCCGAGGCGGTGATCCCGATCGTGGACCCGGTGGCGAACACCATCCGCTCCAGGCCGGTCTGGCGTCGGACGGTCACCACCTTCCGCAGCGTGGTGTGGCGCATCATCTCGCACTGTTCCTCCCACTTCGACCTCGAGTTGTTGCGGTCCTGGGCCGCGTACAGGCACCGTTGCATCGGCCCCCAGTTCAGACACCGGTCGACCTCGACCACCAGCAGCAGCGACGTCTTCCCCGACTGTCGCGGCACGGTGATCCTGACTTCGCGGTAGGCGGGCGTCCCGTCCGGGTCGAGCTCGCCGGCCACGTTCGCGACCTGGGCCTGCCACGGCATCAACGGTTTGCCCATGATCGTCGCCAGCCGGGCCAGGCGGCCGCCGATCGTGCGTCGCCCGCTACTCCGGGGCGTCGCCCAGCGGGGCCGACAACGCGGCGATGAGTTGACCGAGGTCGTCGTCGCTACTGGCACCCACCACCCCCCGCAGCTCGCGCAAAACGTTCAGGTACGCCCACGTCACCGGCACCACCGGTTCGTCGTGATCGTCGAGCAGGGCGGCCAGGTTCCGGCCCGCGGCCACCAGGGCGGCGTCGACCGGCTCGAGCCGGCCCCCGGAACGCAGGGCGGCCACGGTCCGCTCGAACGCGGCCGCATTCCGGGTCCGCCGACCGGGCCTGCTCATTCCCCGCCCATCCCCGCTCGTTTGTCGGCCATCCCCGCCGCTTTCGGCACAAAACATGAGTGCGTGATGACCGGCGGCGCCGACCAGAAAAACCGGGTGGGGGTCACCACGTCCGGGACCGGGCGCCCAGTCGTCGAGCTCGCCCCAACTCGTTCACGATCTTCATGCCCCCCCGGCTGTTGCACCCCCGGCACGCGGCCCGCAGGTTCGACGGGTGGTTGGTTCCCCCCGCCGACAGCGGGATGACGTGGTCGACGGTGGTCGCCGGGTTGAGGCAGCCCGGGGTCATCTGGCACCGGTACCCGGCGGCCTCGAGGACCAGTGGCCGGACGTTGCGGTAGCTGGCGCGGTGGTAGGCGTCAGCCATGTCGTGGTGGTGTGTCGTTGACTTCGACGACGAGAACACCGGAGCAGCCGTCGATGACGATCGTGTCCAATCCGGTTCTGGCTTTCATCTGGTCGGCGACATGCTGGGTGTCTTCTGCCGGCGTCGTCCTCGAGAGCGACACGATCAGCATCCGGGTCACTCGTCGGGTTCGTCGGGTTCTGGTTCCGGTTCGGGTTGCGGCACTGGGTCGGGGGTTGAGACCACTTCGGGTTCGTCGGGTGCGGTCGCCTCGCTCATGACGGTGGATCGTACGACTGCGGTCAGCGGCCCAACAGGAACCGTACGAGCGCGATGGCGGCGAGCACGAGGACCGATATGGCAGTGACGAGCGACTCCCAATCGTTCACAGGCTGCTCCTTTCAACGGGTGAACAGGTCGAGTACCCAGCCGAGCGCGACACCGAACAGGACCGCGGCGAGACACAGGAAGGCGAGCACGGCGATGGTGCGGGCCCGCAGGTGGAGGTCGTCGTACGGGTCGTCATCGTCGTCGCCCTGGTGCATGGGGTGATGTTGCCGTGCTTGCCATGCCGTGCCGAGCGACGCCCCGACACGCCGGGTCTTGCCCCGCACAGCATCGGATGACGGGGCCGGCGGGGGTGTCCAACCGGGTGGACGGCGGGTCACCCATCGCCGGCCTCGGACCGTGACGCATGGGGGTTGCTGGGAGCGACGCGGCCATCGTCATTGTCGCGGGCCTCGGCCCTGGCGCGTTCGAGGATCTCTCGTGCTTCGGCGATTCGTTGCAGGTTCCGTTCTCGCCACGGGGTCACGTCGCTCATGCCAGCCATCCGGTGCCGGGCAGGAACGTTCGGCCGTCTTTGTCGGTGCGGACGGGCCCGCCGCCGTTAGGCGGCGCGGCGGGCCCGTTGTCCACAGTTCGACGATTTCGGCGTTTCTTTCGATCAGGTTCTTTAAAAGCAACAGCTTTTAGGGCCTGATTCACCGACGCCCGGTCAACCGACTCTCGGTTTTCCAGGCCCGGGGCCTGAAAATCCGTCTCCGGTGTCGCGAACGGTGTATCCGACACCACTGTCAGTGTCCGCCACCGGCCGACGTTGTCCTGGTGCTGCTCACGCCGCAGATAGCCCGCATGTTCGAGCTCCCGCAACGCGGCCCGGACCGCGTCGCGGCCCTCACCGTCCCGAGAAGCGGCCAACACCGTCGCGTTGATCCTCGCCCCGTCCGGCAACGACACGACATGCACCAGCACCCCCGTCGCCCGGAACGACAACCGGCCGTCCCGGATCGTGTCGTTCGCGAACGTGGTGAACCGGTCCGTCACCGGATGACGGACCACGATCAACCCGTAGTCGTCGGTGTCGGTCATTCACGGCTCCAGTCGTACGGCGGCCGGACCGTCGTGACATGCGGATGGACGCCCGGAACCGGGCGCGGCGCGGGCGGCGCGGGCCGGTTCCGGGCGCGAGCACGAACGATCACGACGCTGTAGGCGGCGACACCCGCGAACACGCCCACGACGACGGTCACCGCCGGTACCAGCCGGACAGATCGACGAGGAACGCGGCGAGCGCCAGGTCGCGTTCCAGTTGGTCGTCGCCTTCCCATAACAGCACCCACTGTCCCGCCGTCGTATACACACCCACACCCCTCGAGGTCGTGCGGACGGTACGAACCGCGCCCGCGGGCACATAGATCGGATCCTTCGCCCGCCGGCACGCCGACTGCGCGGGGATCACGATGCTGCCCTGCAACCGGGGCCGGCTACCGGGTGTCCAGCGGTCGCCGGGCGGGACCGGGGTGTCACTTGCGAAGGGAGACCCCGATCCCGCACCGGTTGCTTCCCCCCCGGCGGCCGTGTCCCGGACCGTGTCGGGAGAGGATGGGGTGACGGCACCGCTGGGGGATGGTGCCGCCACCGACGATTCTGCCAACGGGAACGGTTGAGCAGGCATCCCGCAGAGCGGACACCTGTCCGGATCCGACACCGTCACGGTCAGGCCTTACGGGACAGGGCGTCAGCGACCGCGTCGGCCGGCCACGGTTCCGCGAACGTGTCGATCCTCCAGTCGGCCAGAAACCTCTCTTTCCCTTCGTCGTCCAACGACCCGATCGCCTTGTGGGCGTCACGCTGGTCAGCCGAGCTCGGATGCCAGTCGCCCGGTACCGGGTCAGGATCGTCGGCGGCGTTCACCGCTGACGCTTCGACCAACTCAGCGAGATCGTCGCCGCCGTTCAGATCAGCCACGACATCCGGCATCGGCAGGTCGGCGAGCACGGCCGGGTCGATCGCCTCTGGGAAGGCCCGCCGCAACGCCAGGCTTTCGGCGACCTTGCCGAGCATGTGCGACGGCATCTGCTTCCACAACGAATCCAACTTCCCGTCGTGAAACTGGGCGAACTCCGACCATTTCACGGTCCCGTTGGCGGCCGGATCCGTGAACTCGACGAAATACACGAGACAGCGAGCGCAGTACGGCGGGTGTTCGTCGTCGTCCCACACGTCCCGCCACTCGAGCTCGCCGGTCTTCGGGTTCCGGGGCCCGCACCACACCGGTCCGTCGACCCGGTACGGGCGGCCAGTACGCGACGCCAACGCCCGCCGGCCCGCGACCGTGACCTGATGACGGTGCACCTTGCGCCGCAACTTCGTGTTGTAGCGGCCGATGAACACGATCTGGTCGGCGAACGGATCCAAATCCAGGCGGGCGCACACCGCCGCGAAATAGGCGAGTTCGGCGTCGGTGGCGTCGGGCGCGATCTGCTGGCGCAACACCTCGAGCGGATACCGGCCCGACACTGCTAGTCCGGTCACCGTTCGCCTCCCGCGAACCGTTCCCACGCCGCCTCCCACATCTCCTCATGCTCCCGGTGGGCTTCGTGGGCCTGCCACGCCTCCGCTGACGTCCGGTACGACTTCGACCGCCACCCGCATTGACATGTCGTCCAACACCAGAACGTGTACGACGACTCGCCCAGCTCGCCGGTGTGGACGTCAGACATCGTCATCCGGCCCCAACAGCCACTCCGGGCCTTCGACCCACGAGAACGCGCCCCACACCTGCGAACCCACAACGTCGGCGATAGCGAAATCGAACGCGACATCAGCGGCGTGGAGCGCGTCCGCTCGCCGCTCATGTTCGTCCGGGTCAGGTTCAGCGCCCGCGACATCGCCGATGCCTGGAATATTGATAGTGACCAAATCGGTGTAATGGTCGGATGCGCCGGCGTAGTCCCATGACAGGTCGATGAGTTGGTCAATGACACCGGACTCGAACAGTTGGGGGTGGTAATGCCGCAACATCGCGGCCTCGCATATCCAGTTGCGGATGCGGAACCCGTCCTTGCTGGTTGGACCGGCCATCTTCCGGCGACTCACGCGCTGTCCCCGTAGAACTCGCGGTCCGCTTTCTCGGCTCGTTCGCGTTGCAGCAGTTCCCACGCTTTCTGCCACCCATCGCGGTACGCGGTGAGCAATTCGTTCCGCAACTTGGCGCCGCCCTTGGCCGGCGGTTCGTACAGCAGGTCCTCGTTCTGGCCGATCACGTCCATCGCCACGAATGGAATGCCGAGGTCGAGGGGCAACCATCGGCCCGGGCCGTACACCCAGAGCTTGTGGTCCTCGGGCCCCTTGTCGCCGGCGGTGATGCGGAACGCCCAGCCGCCCGCCGTCCACTCTTCGCCCACCCAATGACGGCGAGTCATCGTTCCCACCACACGACCGACGGCGGCCGCCCGAGCACGACGACCGCGGACGGGAACGGAGCGGTGGCCTGTCCGTCACCGAACCGCAGACGACCACGCAAGAACCGCACTTCGCCGTGGCGGGCATGGTCCCACCACCAGGCCGTGTCGGTCCGTGCTGGCACAAGACACACAACAACGTCGCCGTTGTCGGCGTGGGCGTGGGCTTTCGCCATCCAGTCGCCGATCCCGTCCCCGTATGGCGGGTTCATCCAACACGTCCCCGCCCAGTCCTGCGCGAGCCCGTCGTCGTCCCGACTGAAATGACGGGCGGTCTGCGCGTTGTCGACCGACGCACAGACGTCGAGGTCGAACCCGAACTCGGCGTCGAGCTCGGCGAACAGATCGGGCGGTGTCGACCAGTCGTCCTCGCCCGACGAATAGACCGCTTCCAATCGGCGGCCCGTTCCGTTTGGAACGACCGCCGCTGGTTCCTGCTGGTCAGACGGGGCGAGGTCCAACCCTGTTGTTCCATTCGGAACATCGCGGTTGACAGTCCCGACGCCGACGCCGAGCACGTCGGCGACTTCGCGTTGGGTCATGCCCGCGTTGACGAGCTCGAGCACTGCCTCACGTCGTTCAGGCAACGACAGACGCACGTAACCGCCCAACCGTTTCTCGACCCACTCGCGAGTGGAGAGACCGAGCGCGGTAGGAACACCCATCCGGTCGGCGACCGCGATCTGACGCCATGACCCGGCGAAGATCTGACCGAGCGCGGCCGTGAACTCTTCTGCGTCGTCAGGGTCGAGGCCGAAGTCAGTCATGCGGCGGGTTGGGTGTTGTCGCCTTGGTCGACGAGCTCACCGAGCGTTACGTCGAGCGCGGCGGCGATAGCGGCGAGCGTGGACAGGTTCATGTCTTCGCCGTTCTCGATACGAGAAAGGGTTTTGAGCGCAAGCCCGGCCCGTTCGGCGAGGGTTTGCTGGGTAAGCCCGGCCTGTTGGCGAGCCTCGCGAACGTTTCCGCCGATTAGAAGATCCTCCACAAACGACGACGCTACTACCAGTCACGACTTGCAAGTCAAGAACTCATCTGCGTAACATCTGTCCTATGTCGGGAGAACGCACAGCGGGATTGGCTCCGTTGCCGGCGGAGCCGTGGGGATGGCGCATGAAACGAGCACGCGACCATCACGCCGGACTCACTATCGATCAGGCCGTCGCCGAGATCAGCCGTTACATGCTCACCAGCACGGGGAGCATCAGCCGGCTCGAGTCGCTGCCCGATGGCCCGAAGAGTCGCAGTCAACGCCAACTGGCCTGCATCGCGCTGGTCCTGTATGGGGTTGATCCGGCCGAGCTCGATTTGGGGCGAAGGGATCTGCCGCCGGCGATCTACGCGCAGCTGCGTCGGCGTAGACCGTCATTCGCATGGGTTACGGCGGATGAACTACGGCGACGCCATCTGCAGACCACCTCGATCTATCTGCGCCGAGCCAACCTCGACCGCCTCCGCGACGCCATGGCCGGCCGCCGGTATCTCGCAGCCTGATGATGGGGGAGCGAAGTCCCAAAACAACCGAGGTTGATTTGGGACGGGCGGCGCGGGCGGCGCGGCGGGCGAACCCCGACTGGTCGATGGAACGCAGTCTCGGCGTACCACGCAGATTCGTGGAGGCCGTGGTGGAACACACCCGAGACGGCTACGGCGGTCTCGCCGAACTTCACGCCCTCGTCGAGCTACGTGATGGGATCGACAGTGCGATCGATCATGTCGCCCGGCATCTGCTCGAACACGACGACGCCTCCTACCGCGAGGTCGGCCTCGCGGTAGGAGTCACCGCGCAAGCGGTCGCCAAGCGGTACCCGAACTCGAGCTCCCGCCAACGCGGTGCACAACCAGGAAACCTGCGATAGCCAACCGTCTCCTAGGTCCCGTTGCCGTTGCGCTGGTTCAGGGCAACGACAACCATGGCGAGGCCGCCGAGGACCGCGACGGTGGCCAGCAGTTCGTCGTCGGGTGATTTGTTGCGGACCAGCACGATGATGGCCAACGCCAGCGCCGCCGCGCCCAACACGACGAGGACGAACATGCGCCGGGTGGGGGTCACGGTCGGGTGGTGGGGAGCGGGTCGAGGGCTTCGTCGGGGACGACGACGGGGTCGTTGACGTCGGGGTTGTAGTACAGCTTCCCGCCTGACGCGACGACGCACCACACGATGGCGTCGCGTGCGGCGGGGTTGGCGATCGGGGTTTTGAACGTCGCCATGTCGGTCAGGTACTGGGGGTCGCCGGACACGGCCC